GGCAGCATACAAAGCGGCGCGAGACTGCACTATCAACAACGGCTGGTTACAGGAGGGTTTAGAGTGTAGTGTAGATGGTGACCCTGCTTGTGGCCTTCACTTGAAGCGACAACTGGACGCCTCGCGGGCACTGGTAGAGAAACAGAGGAGAGCGATGGGTGTAATTGAGCATCGCTTTGTCCCGCACGGAGGCTGCGACTCTCCTGGGCATGACAGCCCAGACATTTGCTGGTGGTTGGATGTCCGAGCCCTCACCGAAGCAGACATGCTCAAGCAGGATGAGCAGTTGGGGGGAGAAAGCTGTGAGTGTTGAATGCGACAACTGTGGACATACCACATCATTCTGCCACTGCGCAGAGGACTTGACAAAAGTGCTGGAAGGGTGTATAATAGAGCCAGAATTGCGCGGGGGCCTTTATACAGCGGACGATATTGTTGAAGGCCTACTCGATGCGCTCTATGACATCGCACTTCTGGCAGCCGAGGAGTCAGAGTGGGAAGGAGATGCGTATGCGGACATAAGAGACCGCGCAATTGAGGCTCAACGAGAGTATGAGCGTTGGGAGAGAGGAGAGAATCATGAGTAGCGATAATTACCTTTGTGTGCGTAAAGTGGAAGGACAATGGACTTTCACAGATGAAAGTGCATCTAGTGAAGGAATTGGCCCGGTCGGATTTGATTCTCCAATGTTTGACACAAAGCTAGAGGCCATAGAAGCTGCAAGTGAGTATCAGAGCCGCAATGTTGTGGAATATGGGATTCATATTCAAAAAACTCGCCGTTGCCCACACTGCGGAGAGGAGTTTGGAGATGCGTGACATCGCCGAAGTATCTCTGTTCCTAACAGGCGTGTTCATCGGACTTACGGTGGCTGTGGTAGGGATGGAACTGTTCGTACTGTGGAGGGTGAGGAAAGATGATTGAATCTATCCTTATGTCTAGAAAATTCCGCCGGTACCTAGAATCTTGGATTGTGGTTCTGTTCCCGTGGGTGCTATGGACTGAGTTACCTGCGGTGGAAGTTGATTATCCGTTCGTTTTAGGAGAACAAGAGAATGAAACTGCCACTCTGGATTAGACGTCTGCCTCATAATTTGAGTACTATCAGACCTTTCTTCACAGCTTCAATTTACTGGTATGATTGGGGGCTAGGATTCTATTTCTTCTTCGATGCCCATGAAGGAGATAAAGACTACCTGTTCCATTTCGATGAAATGGGATTATGTATTAGACTAGGCCCCTTTGATATAACCCTTGGATTTATTGACACACCAGAGGAGAACGCTTGGATACCCTAACAGAAATACAGGACATAATTCGTGCTGAGGGGGGTGTACCAGGAGAGTTTAGGGGAGAACCACCCTATGAACTAATAGCAATTGGAGAGTGTCCTGGCCCTGAAGAGGAGCGTAAAGGCCGCCCCTTTATAGGCCGTGCTGGTGCCGTGCTCGATGGTATGATGAGGGAGGCAGGACTCACATCATACTATGTCACGAACATGAGCAAGACCTTTCCTGGTTACGATGCTCATGGTAAGATTGCCAAGCCCTCGAAGGAAGACCTTGAACGCTGGCGACCTATACTCGATGCAGAGTTAGAGGCAGTCGGTGTCAAGAAGTTGTTACTTTTAGGTAAGTATGCTTGCAAACTAGCTTTCTCTGGCAACTTCGCAATGAAGGACATTGTGGGTAAGAAGGTGGAACAGGATGGCTATACTGCTTACGCTGCCTATCATCCCGCATCGTTCTTGTATAATCAAGGTACTGCGGCGAATACCCGTAACATGAATCTGCAACGCCGAATCTTAGCAAGTGTGAAAGGAGAGGAACAGATTGAGTACCCTTACCATGTCCTTGAACCCCATAACACGACTGATACACTGGTTCTTGACATTGAGACCGAAGGTGGACTTGACCCTCGCACCGCTATCATTACCGAATGGAGCATGCTACATCAAGGTAACACGCATGCCATCCTTTCTTTTGATAGAAGTCAGAGACCACCAAGGCCGGAGAGTGTCATCTTCCACAACGCCCTCTTCGATTACCCTGTGCTCACACGGCATGACCCTAAGTGGCTTGAGGTAACAGACATACACGACACAATGGCAATGGCCTATGTCTTAGGCTATGAAGACTTATCCCTCAAGGGCCTGTCAAATCAACTGTTCGGTGTTAAAGTCTACGATTACAAGAACCGTGAAGAATGTGGCAAGGAACAGTACAATGCTCAAGATGTCTTCCTAACCAAAAGACTGTTTGAGCATTTTCGACCTCAGCTTCCTGGCACGGCTTATGATATTGATAGGGCAATAATACCTGTGCTAACCTATGCAAGTCTGTTCAGTGGTTACGAGATAGACAAGAAAAAACTAGAGGATTCCATTGCCGTGGCGGAGTTAGAACAAAGCATACTTGAGCGTACATTTGAGCAGATTTACCCAGGTATAAACATGCGTAGTCCCGCACAACTTTTGCAAGTCTTCCCAACCAAGGACACACAAGCAGACACACTCAAGGACTTAGATAGTGGAGAGGCACACCTAGTTCTCAAACACAGGGAAGTGACCAAGGCCCTAACGACTTATCTCTACCCATATCGGCAACGAGATATCGTATCTGGTCTGTACCGTCTGACCCTGGCATCTGGTGAGCACGGAGACGACGTTGGTGGTGCTTCTACTGGTCGGCTATCGTCACACGACCCAAACATGCAGAACCTCCACCCGATTTTGCAGCGTTGTCTACGTGCTCCAGCCAAACATGACCTACTGATGGCAGATTATTCTCAGATAGAATTGAGGTGTATTGCAGAGATAAGCCAAGATAAACGAATGATTCAGGAGCTAAAGGAGGGCCGTGATTTCCACGCAGAGACAGCTAAACTTCTCGGACTTGAGCGAAGCGTGGGTAAGACTTGGAACTTTGCCAGATGGTACGGTGCAGAAGCAGATAAGCTCGCACACATCACCGGATTACCCGTGGCTACCTGTGCCGAACTCATGCAAGTTCAAGACCGTACATATCCTGGCCAACGCGAATGGGGGGAATCGCATTGGGCAATGGTACAAGCAACAGGGTATAGTGAGTCGCCAGCGCCCTTTCTTCACAGGAAGCGCATTCACACTTTTGACCCTGCGAGTGCCAAGAGGCAGGCACTCAATCATCCCGCACAAAGTCATGCCTCGTACATCACGAAGGCAGCGATAGGTGCGATTGGGTACGAACCTGGACGACTTGAGTTCGTCAATACAATCCATGACTCACTTCACTACGTAATTCCTAAAGGAAAGGAGGGGGACTTGACAGCAAAGCGCGTTTGTGATATAATGTTAGAAGTAGGACATCATTATTTGCCGAACGCTGGCATTGACATAAGCGTGAAAAGGGCGAGATATTGGGAATGAAAGAAACAGAAACAGCTTGGGCGGCTGGATATGTAGACGGTGAGGGGTGTATCAATATAACAAAGAATACATCTTACGGGCATATAGTTAGAGTAACTATAGATTCTACAGACAACCGCTCTCTGCTTGTTCTGCTAAACTTGTTCGGAGGAAGACTGAACGGGCCTTATGAACCTAGGAATAAAGATAGCTATAACAGGAAACCTATATGGGTTTATAGTTTGTGCGGTGTAGAAGCACAGTCCGCTCTAAAAAAGATGCGACCATATTTGGTAATTAAACAGGAACAGGCTGAATTAGCGTTGAGATTTCCAACATATAAAAAAGGTGGCACCAGAAAGAAATTGAAGGAAGGAGATTTCGAGTTACGGGAAACTCTAGGGGTACAATTGCATACGCTTAAAGGCAAATAGTAAGGACTTGACAAATCCGCCGCCGCATGGTACAATGTGTGTGGTGCTCGAAATGGATGCGGTGGCGGAAGTGGTGGGCAGTAGCAATCCCGCAATGGGCAGGGTCTATCCTACCAGCCAATTGTAACAAGAAAGGAGGAGGTGAAACAGCAAGAATCTACAACCGAATAAACAGGTAAGGATAATTCATTCAGGAGAGAAAGGATACCCATTTTAATGACAAAGACAGCAGACCCATTGGCTGCTCCCGACCGACGCTCGTTCCCTCGGCGTAACTTTGCAAGACTCGTGACCAACGAGATTGTAGACATGCCGCTGAAACTCAAGGAGAAGTCTGGCATCTCTGCCGGTACTTATGTAGATTTCTGGCACATCGTTTATGAGACGTTGGACGCCCAGTTTTCTGATGGTAATCCACTGAGGATTGAATTCGGTAGTCGAGTATGGCAGTCCTTGGGCAAGCAACAGGACGGGACATACGATAGAGGCGATAGCGACCAATTGATGGACAAGACTCAGCGCCCCTTTGTGTGTGCTCAGGCATTCGCAGGGCTAGGCATTGTAGCCTATCCTGATTCGCCAGATTACACAGGTGAAGAGATTGGTGAGACATTCATCATTGAGCCTATCGAATTCCCCACTGGTCGTCCTGCACCGATGCCAGTTGAGCGACTTGGTAAGGACTTCGTGTATGATGGAGACGTTCGCACAGTGCCGTCTCGTGAAGAGCGGGAACAGGGTAATCCAGTTAGCGTTGGTGTAGCTACTGCTATTACTACCATTGAAATTACTGACAATGGTAATGAGGATGTGGCTGCGAAGGTTGGGGAAATTCTCAGGAACGTTGACCTAGACGACCGTGGTGCCGTTCTTCGTGCAATTCAGTCCATAGGCACAGGCAAGACACTCAACGGTGCGTCCATCCTTGGACTCGCCGCTGGCGGTAAGTTGGTTCCAGCATTGAAGGAAGCAGGGATTATATAGTATGGACGCCCAAATCAGAGCCAAGCATGAGAAGTTTCTCTACCCCATTGTACGGGTAGTGGCTCCCAGTAGCAGCGGTGGGGGCAATGGGGGCAGTGGTATCGTTGTGTACTCTGCCCCTGTCACCCCGAAGGCAAAGGAGTTTGAGACCTATATTCTCACGAATCATCATGTTATATCTCCTCTCATCGATGTTCAGGAGAAGTGGCATCCGACAGTGGGGCGGGACATCAAGGTAGAGAAGAGGTCAGAGGGCATGGTTGAGTTCTTCGGGTATGAGAATCTATCTCGTATCACAGACGCTATGACCAAACGCGCTGACCTTATGGCATGGGATGACCAGAAGGACTTAGCTTTGCTTAGACTACGTGCAACTCAGAAGGTTGAGTTCGTAGCACCAATCATTAAGCCCAGTGATGTAGAGAAGAAGCTCTTTATCTTCACCCCAGTTTATACTGTTGGCTGTGGTTTGGGTGCCCCTCCGCTGGTGACAGAAGGACATATTGGAGGTTTCGATTTCACTATTGACAATTACCCATATACCCTTACCACTGCCCCTGGTATTTACGGAAACTCTGGTGGTGCCGTGCTTAGTCAAGAAACAGGGGAAGTCATAGGTGTGACGGCCCGTATTGCGGTGGCCTTTGCTGGCTTTTCAGCAGATGCTATTACTCACATGATGTGGTCTGTCAGCCCGAAGACTATCTATCAGTTCCTTGAAGAGCAGGTATTTGACTTCGTCGTTGACCCTTCAAAGACCTCTAAACAGTGCGAGAAGAAGCGTGAGGATATGAAGAAGAAAGCATTTGATGCACTGATTGGTGGCGCTCCTAACTCACCGGAGGGTGCGTTGCAGGCAGAGTCGGAATATGGTGAGGAGAATGATGCGCCTTGACCCACCCAACCTAGACGACCTTCGACAGAAAATCTACGCTGCCATTGAAGAGATGGGGAGTGAAGAATCACTCCGATTACTCGGAGAACTTGGTACTCAGATGCCACAGTATTTGGCCAAGCATCTTGCCATGATACATACTGTTCCCTCCCCATCCTCGGTCATGGATTGCCGTTTGCAGCAGTGGTTCAAGGTACGAGAGTACGAGCCGGACGTGGTTATTCCTGCCGCATGGCTAAAGAGAGCAGCGGCAGGGGTAGTCATAGAGCCGTATTGGATGGCAATTTTGTCATCGGCAGGGCTTCCGGTTACTCTGCCAGACAAGCCGTGGTCTTGTGGACTACATATGCGAGCGCATCCCGATGGCTATATCGGAGACAACGCACTGCTAGAACTAAAAGACAAGACCGGATGGGGATACAAGAAACTGATAGAAGGAAACGGAATTGCCTATGAAGAGCCGAACGAATACATGCAGTGCCAGCTATATCTACATGCCAGTGGGCGGGATTGGGCACTCTATCTTGCTTCCCCTGCAGACCCAGCCCTACTCCAATCTCTCATGCGACAGTGGAAGAAGTATGGTAAGAGCTACGACCTTCCCCTCGTGTATCTTGAGATTGTGCAAAAAAGGGAACAGGACATCTTAGTAGGTTTGGCAAGGGGGGATATGATTCACGAAGATGCGCAGTCAGACGCTGCACCACCACGGGAGTATGATGGGGTGCCCTTCAAGAAGGACGGGGTAACGAAATCCTTTCCGTGTGGTTATTGTATTTACCAACCGACATGTAAGGAGACATATGGATAAAGCAATAATACCATACGAACCTAGCAAAGTGCTAGGCAAGAAAACACCAAAGACTGCCATCTACAAACGTCCTGGCCCTGGAGGTATGAGTCTTTCGTATGTCCCTTGGGCATGGGTAGCGCGGAGGATGAATGAAGCCTTTGGTTCCAATTGGAGTTTAAGATATATCGCTGACCCTAAGATACAAGGTGGAGAGGTTCTGGTGATGGTTGAAGTAGCTACACCAGAAGGTTCGCAGCAGGCATATGGGTCACACAAGTACCAACAGAGTAATCCGAACGCCTCTTATGGAGATGCGTTGCAGTCGGCCACATCTAAGGCACTGCGTAGAGCATGTGCTCGGTGGGGGGTTGCGTTGGATTTGTACCTTGGGGCAGACGATGATTTGCCAGAGGACGCAGCGGAGATAAGAGCCTTCGTTATAATTAGGGCAAACGAACTTGGCAAAGAATTCGCTTCTATTGAATTCATAGCCGAAAAGCGGATAGAGAGTGGGCAAAGTCCCCTAGATGCGTGGGCTACCGCCGCTGAAGAGTTGGAGAAGTAATGGATTTCATAGTTGGAGCAATGTTTATCTGGCTTATATTCCTCACAGTGCGTGTGCTACTGCCCCCGATAGGAGAGTAATGAGAGACGAAGAAGAAGAACGAAAACCAGCCGAACAAATAGAAGTACACCTGACCACAGGTAAGGTGATAGTAGCCGACTTATTCAGGTTTCAGAGAACACAATATACAATAATTATTAACGCAGAAGAAGGAAAGTACGAGATACCTGGCTCGGCTCTTGCTTACACGTTCAGACCAAGGAGAGTGACGTGAATGGAAAACAAAAGAAAGAGATTGCAGGAGAGGCTTTCAACTATGGGGGCAAGCTACTACGCCAAAGGCGCGAGCGTATCATCACCATCGACGACAGAGAAGACCTTGACCGGCTTACACAACTTCTCCTCAACGGGATGGGGTATGCAACAGTCACCGAGAGAATCCCACTTGGAGATTATAGATGGAATTCTAAACTCGGACTCGTTATTGTCGAACGGAAAACACCCGCAGATGCGAGAGACCTTTCGCGCTTATCTTCGCAACTTGGGCGACTTCGCAAAGCAGTGGAAGGAGGAGCGTTCCCAATCCTTCTCATCGACCACAGAAAAGAATACAAGCGCCCAGGCTACGAGCCTTGGGGTGACATCGATTTCGACAATCTCCTCGTCTCCTGTCAAGGTACAGTCCGCGTGGCACACTGTCTACAGGGAATGTTAGCACACAGATTGGATGCACTGTATAAATGGAGCATGAAAACAAACCACAGTTTTTTGGAGTAGCTTATCTTGCTGGGATTTTCGATGGAGAAGGTAGTCTATCCTTATATAAATCCATGACCGGAAGCACTAGCGGAAAGCCAACGTATAGTCTTGTGGGACAAATAACTAACAGATGTATTCCTCTTCTGGAGAGCACTAAGTTACTTTATGGGGGTACCGTTGGTATACGTAAGGATGGGTGTGGTGTTTGGAGAGTAATCTCTAACGATTTGGATAGATTTTTTAGTCATATCTCTCCTTCTCTTTTCATCAAGAAGCATTTATTTGAGTTAGCCTTACAATATAGACAAGACTGTCCCTCTAATCCAGGTGGCAGAGGAAGAACTGAGGAGATGTTAAGTACGCAAGAAAATTATTACTTGAAATTTAAGGAAGCACAAAGAAGGTGGAAGCCTTGAGTATCATAGGCTGCGACATGGACGGAGTAGTTTGTAACTTTGTCAAGGCGTTCTCCACCCGCGCAAATAGATTATTCCCCGATGAGGCACCGATTGTCGATTACATGGATGTGGAATCGTGGAAGTGGGATGAGTGGTACGCACATAGTGGGATAATAGAGGCAACGTGGAAGTCCATACTCACACTGGACAATGGCAATTTTTGGCTAGGTGTTGAGCCCCTGTACAACATGGATTATCTACGAGAGATATACAACAAGCACCCTATCGTGTTCATCACGAGGAGAGACGGCGGCAATTCTGCCAAGCAGACTCATCAGTGGTTGGAGAACTATGGGATGCCCAATGCTTTCATCATACGGGTGAAGAAGGGTGAAGAGAAATCCGAACACTGCAAGCTGCTGAAGATTAACGTGATGATAGATGACAGCCCGAAGTACGCACAGGAGTTATTGGACAGCGGTATCCAGGTTGTGATGCCAACGTACCAATACAACGTCCATCTCCCTAAGCAGCCAGGTCTACATCGAGTGTTTAATTTGGAGCGGGCGTTGAAGGTCGCGGAGGAACTGCATGATTTGTCAAAGTAATGAGTGCTCGGTTGCGTTTGAGCCTCAAGTACACAACCAAACCTACTGTTCGCAGAAATGCAAGCGGCACATGGAGAATGTACGCCGACAGGCAGTGACAGAGGAACCACTATATGATGAGCAGACATGGCAGGCACAGGAGACAAAGAAGCTGCTCCGTGCAGAGGAGAACAAGGCGAAAAACGCGTGGATATTGGAGAACAAATCTTTCGCTACTTTTGACCTTGAGACTTCCAACCTCAATGCGAGTATCGGAGAAATTCTATGTGGATGCGTTAAGAATGTCGGTGGAAACACAAAGACATTCGTTGCGGGACGACAAGGGGACGGAACAGTGGCGGACAGAATCCGTGAGGAGTTGATGAAATATGACTACATCATCACATGGTATGGAACTGGCTTTGATTTGCCCTTTCTGCAAACAAGACTGCTCGTATCAGGTCACGCGCCATTATCTCACATTCGACATGTGGACTTGTACTATACGGCACGGAGCCAACTGGCTATGCATAGCAACCGTCAACAGGCCGTCGGAGAAACACTCCTGGGTGAATCAAACAAGACGCGTCTTATCGGCTCTGTGTGGAACGCTGCAATGAAGGGCAATAGCACGGCCATGAAATATATTGTTGACCACTGCCAGAAGGATGTGGAGGAGCTTGAGCGGATATTCGAGTATCTGGTGAAGTTCAGGAATCTTGGCGCGACGCCGTTGAGGGTATACTAGACATGGGGAAAGAATATGCTAATAAAAGCTGTGAGTCATGTGGAATAGACTTTACCCCAAATATACATAATCAAAGATTTTGTACCCGCGAGTGTCGCCCTCTTTGCAAGATTGAAAAATGTCTAGAGAAAGCGTTCTGCGATGGTTATTGCAGCAAGCATCACATGAGAATACGCAGACATGGAAACCCTACTATTAACCTCGCTGTCAAACATGGATTAACTACTTCAACAGAATATCATACTTGGATAAGTATGAGGTCGAGATGCTACAGGACAAACGACCCTGCCTATCATCATTATGGTGGGCGAGGAATCATAGTCTGCGATAGCTGGCTTGGAAAAAACGGCTTTGCGAATTTCCTTTCTGATGTAGGGTGGAGACCAGATTGGGCGGATGGAGGACTAGACCGCATAGATGGGCAGGGTAATTATGAACCAAGTAACATTAGGTGGGCAACGATGGAAACACAAACTCATAATAAAGTTCGTCACTGCCCTACTTGCCAATGTTTTATAGAATAGTAATTGGAAAGTGTACTCTTACTCGTGGACAATGTACTAAAGAACTACATACTCATCCCACTATGTCCCAAGAGGAGGAAAAGGAATGGATAAAAGACATGAACCGTGGAGGTAAGCACCAACGAACCACCCCCCCTGAACAATGCTATTGCTGCGGCAAGGAGTTCGTCGGCCCCATGGTGCAGTGGCAGGCAGCCATCACCGTCGATTCTGCAGAAGCGGATAAGCAAAATCTGACAGCGTGGAGGTGGGTGTCGGTGTGCGGGGACTGCTACTGGAAAAAGCCTGCTTACGGCAAAAGACCAGGAGTGAGGAAACGAGTTCCTAACGAGTATATTACGAAGTGGAGTAACTACGCTAGTTATTAATGGGGCCGCGAGGGTTCGACTGAGTAGTAAAGCCTGAAAAGGACGTACTCAGGACGTGGGTTCGACACCCACCGGCTCCACCAAAAAGTAGGGGTAGCGGTCAAATGGTAGACCGGCTGACTGTGACTCAGCAAGTTGTGGGTTCGAGTCCCATCCCCTACTCCAGATAAATATCGGGGCCTATCAAACCGCTTCTGTGTATTGGTGACGCCTTGAGGCAGTCTAATGGTGACTGAGGAGAAGCAGAGGCGAAGGGTGGGTGGTAGGAGAGTGGTAGGCCCCACCCCTTGACAAACAACGAGGGATGGTGTATAATAGAGTCCTCCCCCGCTCGGAGAGCCAATAGCCTAATAGTTTATCGAAAGGATAACTGTACCCGTGTCCAACTTCAACGGCAATGCTTTGCTAGTGCTCCAAAAACGGTATCTCATGGAGAGAGAGACACCCGATGAGATGCTGCAACGAGTCAGCTTCGGCAATCCAAGTTACTATCGCATGATGCGAGACTTAGAATTTCTCCCTAACAGTCCAACCCTTTTCAATGCTGGTACAGGCAGAGGTACACTGTCCGCTTGTTTCAAGTTCGACGTTCCTGATGACATGATTGGTATCATGGACGTGGCAAAGAAAGCTGCGCTGGTGCAGAAATGGGGAGGGGGTGTGGGGTATGTGTTGTCCGAAGTGCGAGGCAAGGGTGCCCCAGTGTTGGGCACGGGTAATACCGCTGGTGGCCCTGTGGGATTTATCAGGATGTTCAACTCGTTGGGCGAAGTTGTCACCCAGTCGGGCAAGCGAGAGGCCGCACAGATGGCTATCATATCCTGTGACCATCCTGATGTTGAAGAGTTTATCACTATGAAGGCCGTGAATCCCGATGGTCTTCGGACTTTCAATGTTTCTGTTGCACTAACAGACAAGTTCATGGAAGAGGTGATGGTGGGGGGCACACAGGCCGAGAAGTTACTTGGTCTTATGGCCGAGGTAGCGTGGGCAACTGGAGACCCAGGGTGTTATTTCATTGATGCTGCGGAAAGAGATAATCCTACGCCGTGGTTGGGCAAACTTACAGGCACTAACCCGTGCGGTGAGATTCCCCTTCTGGACAATGAGGCGTGTAACTTGGGCAGTATAAACTTGTCCAAGTTTGCTGATGATGGTCGTGTCAAGTTTACTGAACTACAGGCCACGGTTGCCACGGCTATTCAGTTCCTCGATGACATACTTGAGCATAACCAGTTCCCTCACGAAGATATAACCGAGGCTGTGCGTCTGACTAGGAAGCTCGGCCTTGGTGTGATGGGTTGGGCCGATATGTTGGCGCAGTTGAGAATACCGTATGATAGTCAGACTGCTTTGGACTTGGCGGGTAAGGTTATGTCAACAGTACAGAAGGTGGCTGATTCAACGAGTGCTAGTCTTGCCAGAGTTCGGGGCCCTGCCCCTGCTTACAAAGGGGAGACGAGGACTCTTTATCGTAATGCGTGTAGGACAGCTATTGCACCAACTGGCAGCATCTCGCTGCTTGCTGGTTGCTCCGCAGGGATTGAGCCACATTTCTCTGACTCTTGGGTTCGGACTATGGGTGACGGTACACAGTTGCACGAGCAGATTAACCCAACACTGAAATTCTCGGAGTTTCGACCTAAGACAGCGCATGAGATAGATTGGAAGTGGCACCTAGAACACCAAGCTATCTTTCAAAAGCATGTTGACCAGTCCGTATCGAAGACTATCAATATGCCCAACGCTGCGACAGTAGATGATGTACTAAACTCGTATAAGCGTGCATGGGCAAGAGGCTGCAAGGGTGTCACAGTGTTCCGTGATGGGTGTAGGGAGAAGCAGGTTCTTCGGGCCAAGGTAGATGAGTCTATCTCCGCTTGTAACCATAGTGAGTCGGTGCCTGACGGTACATGCTTTATGTGTCCTGATTGTGGAGGAGGTTGTTCTTAATGCAGTGGAAAAGACATAAAGGGACAAACTACAACGGCCATATCTTGCCTTGTCAGAGACGAAACAAACGGCACATTAAGTTCTGCGAGCACTATTTGGAAAAGAAGGAGAGAGAAGAAGCTTTGGAGAGCACGGGCGGGGGGTATTTTAAGGTAATCTACCGTGCTTAGATTCTATGTACTGTCCGTTGCAGCAGTGGCGGGTATGAACGGGCAGTGGTGGGCACCGCTGGCAGTAGCACCGTTGTTCCTAATCTATGCCTTGTCAAAGATTTATCGCCAGGGGGCTTGACAAACGCCTCTGAATGTGGTATAATCGAATTAGTGATTCGCGGGGGTCTTTTATAAGCCTCCCGCTCTTTTTATCTACGTCACCATACGTCGTGCTAGTTCGTTGGCAACCGCGCTAGCTATAGATGCAACATCTACAGCATTTCCTGTGACACTGGGGACATCCGGTATCATGTCGGCCTCTGCTTGGTAGACATCCATCCACGCACCAAACAGTCTGATATAAATACCCAGTTCTGCTTGGTCGTCGATATGGCGCTTACCAACTTCTCCCACGACATAGACTTTACCACCATCTATGCAATGAATTAGTTTTGGCATATCTTCCTCCATCTTTGCTACTACGTCCGCTACTAACTGTGGTATGTCCAATTGTCCTGGGTCTCCCCGATATATACTGACCTCATAATGCCCAAATGTTCTATCTGGTGGTATTCCCAAGGCTTTGCATCGGTGAGCCATAAGGTCAACTAGAGCCTTCCACTGAGGAGAGCCCCGTGGCATTGTAAGGTGAATATCAGTGGCAAATCCTTCTATTTCTACAGATAGTGTTTGGAGGTTCAGGTTGATGGTTGAGTCTGCCCAACTGGGGTAAGGTTTACCCTCCACAGCATTAGCGTAAGCGCCTTCGGACTCAGGCACACACTGGAACACAAAGCCCAAGTAGGATACGAAGTATGTTGTGGACGCCTCTCTAGTTGTATTATGGAAATAGTATGGGGTCTGAGGGTCTGAATCAGCAAGTTCTTCTGGTGTATGCAGGGCCCAAGCACGAGGACGATTGAAAGCGCCGCTGTATCCGTAGTTAGCGGCCTCGACGACAATGGCTCCTGGGTAATCAGCATTCATAAGTTATACCACGGTTCTAAGGCGCTATCCACACTGCTGAAATTAGGGTGGATGCGGCAATAATGCTTGTGGATTGCGTGCCACCACTCTTCCACGAGCGCAATTGGGCAGCCTCATTATTGGTTACTGTTACAATCCACGCCATTCCAGTAGTAAAGCCCATCCACCCTTCAGCGAGGATTCCGGTCATTATGGGTGTCTGACCCGCGCCAGAGATGTTTAGCTCCACGTAAACCTCTCTAGCTTCAGTGGCACCGCTACTGTCTCGCATTAATGAGCTAGCCGTTATTAGCCAAATACCACCAGGAGATAATGTGATGGTGGTGCCTACAACAGCTTGAGCGCCAGTGGTTAGTGTAAGATTTGCTGTGGCCTTTCCTGTTAGTGTGGGGCGGAAAATAGAGTCTTCCACGTCATAGTTGGTAGCCAATTCAGGGATGCGTCGGTCATAACGAGAGTTAGGCTGTGATTGTAGCATTTGTTCCAGCCTGTCCATCTTTCGGGCTAGGGCTGCAATTTGTTCTTCGTAGCTAGGCAATGGGCGGACTCCCCCATAGTTCCATCAAGCGGATAGTCGGCGGTACTCTTGCACTAGATGATGTGGCTATCCATGTAAGGTGGAACATAATGCGATAGACGTTCTGTCCCCGCACTCCGAACGGGCGACTGTGCCATCCATCCCCTACAATCGGCGCTCCTAGATTTATGTCATTCCCATCGTTATTGATTATGGCAGATATTTGCCACTCATCTCCCGCTGCCATGTCTTGAACCACTAAGGTTACTCTGTCCAAATCCATTGGCTCAGGTAGAGTAATCTCACTGAGAAAGGCATTGCCACTTGTGATTACCTTGTGAGTGTCTGTCCGAGAACGGAATGGGCCTGCTCGTGGGTCAAGGATGTTGTAAGATAGGTTGCCCGTGTCCCCATACCAGACACAAGGAGTATTGTACGTGGATGAATTTGGCTGACTCTGAGCAGAGACGAAGATACCCAAGAGATGTTGAGCATCTTGCAGGGTTGTGGTTGACACTACTTGCCAGGTTAGATTCCGTGGGTCTCTGGTCTTAGAGTATCCACATAGAATTAAGGCAGCCGTAGAACTAAGTAGTGGTTGATACACTGCCCATACATAGTCACCAGTGGCGTGTACTCCCATGTATCGCCCGCCGTGTAGTTCGGTTGCTCCCGACGGTGGGATGGAACCTACACCAGACTTCGCCTCAATACCTATATTGACTGGTATTTCCCCAGGGGTATAGTAGAGGAGTCCTGTGGGGTGGGGTATCAGAAGACCTCCTCTCCATGATGGCATTGGAATATTGTCAAACACATTGCGCCACGAACGGAAATCCTCGAAGATAAGACCTGAACGGCCTTGAGTATTGAAGGATAGGAGACCCTCTACTGTTAGGACGAACGACAGCCCACTAAGCCCTGAGATTGCGGCGGGCCGTTCATTCTTATCACCAACTGTGAAATAAGAACCCCAATCTGCTGTAGTGGTTGGAGTACCATTGACGGACAGAATAGCGTATCCATTGTCCTTCAACCCAGCTATCATCTGCCCGTTCATATTACCAAGATGGTCGGCTCCACCGCCTGTCCATGCACTTGAAGCCGCAAGTTCACCAGAGCACCCTCCGGTGGCGGGAGTCAACTTCCGAGGGTCGAACTCATCCCCATCTGGTATCCACCAGAAGCCTTGATAGCGTGTGGGTTGTCCAGTTTTTAGTAGATTGGTTAGCGCGTAAAAGCCAGACTCCTGTGTAGCGAAGGCACTATTGAAAAGGTCAAACTTATCGAGGAAACAAGAGGTATTACCCACTCGCCCTCCGCTCATCGCGTAGAGATGGCTTGGGCCAGGCGCAGCGCCAACAATAGAGCCTCCCAGACTTATCCATGCTCCTCCGGCACCACTCAACGTGTGAGTCATTGAGCCGCTGGCTGCTCCCACCTTAGAACTAGCGGTACTTCTCATATCATTACCTGCATTAAGAATCGTTGCGATTAGAGTTTCCGCTCCGTCCTGAGTATCAGTAAGATTATTTGGGGTTGCGCTTCCCATTACCATAATTTCGCTAGTGGAACTAACTATCCCCGTCTTGGCAATACTGGTGCCAAGGCCATCGGCTGAAAAGGTTGCTCGGATAGGAGCGGTTTGGCTTGTTTTGTAATAACTAGCAGCGATGAGTATAATATCTGCGGTTCCCCCATTACTGACGGTGGCAACTATATCATGTGCTCCAATGTCAGGATTAGGTAGGTAATACAATATACCTGCGAAGCTCGAACTATACGCCTCATCTACAGCATTAATCAAGGTGTCGCCATTAAAAGTAATTGTAAGGTCAGACTCAAACCAAGCAAGTGTGCTATTGACAAACACCCAGACAAAAAGGACTTGATTTGGCTGATTAGCAATGGTGTGAGAGACTGTTAGGGTATTAACGTTATTGGTAGACCCAGACGAACTTGCGTCAAAAACAGGGTTCGCTGTTGCTACAGGCTCCTCAAAGAAGTATTGAAAATGCCTAGAAGAATCGATACCAACAGCAACAGTATTCTTCAACGGAGCAGGACGCAATTCCCCAAGCATACCGAGAATCCCTGACGCATAATACAATCCATTTGCATCAGGACTGTCATCGAGGAATCCTACCCCATCACTCCAGTCTCGCCAAATCTTCAGCCGTTGCGTCTTACCCGCTGCCAAGACGTGCCCCCTTTACAAAAGTCTGTTGTGGGCGGAACTTCCGATAGATAGGGCTCACTCCTTGCCGTGTGCGTGCAGCACGGGTGCGGAAAGAGTTGGCAGACTGGAGATTACCATTCTCTTCCTCCTCGTCGGCCATATCATCGTATAGCTCGGCCAAGACTAGCTCCTCAACCAAGAGGGCAGGAGCGGTAGTAGTTGCAGTATCCGAGGCAAGAGCCGCGTAGTCCACCAAAGTCTGAATGAATATTGGTTCTGTGATAGGAGGCTGGTCAATACTCAGTCTCCACGGAACCACAGCAGTTTCGTCCCTTTCACTGTGCCATTGACTGAATGTCTGTAGCCCGCCCTCATGAAGTCTGAACGAGAAATCCTCGGCACTTCCTGCAATGTCTGCACCCTTGGGCCAGAAGTAAAGCCCCGTAATATCCTCCGCATATTCTATCTCATCCGGCGGCGTGTACTGTGTTTGATAACAAGGCAGTAAAATTGCATTGTCCCAGTATGTAATGTCTGTGTTAGCCTGTGACTCAAGATTCAACCGCACCTGCTCACAGGTTGATGGCATTGTAGCCGTGAACTGCAATCTCACCCATCCGGTGGAGGCTGATTCGGCGGTCTCAAGCACGGCGCTGTTGGTTACATCATACAGTGTCAACTTTGCTGAGTCTCCACTTGTAATAAATACATCGGCAGCACATAAGACTTGAGTAGAATTAGGTAGGTTCACGGTAGCTGACCGCGCATGACCGTTGGCAGCAGTTGCGGTTATCTTGAGTGCCTTTCGACCATGCAGGACGGTAGTTGTCTCGTTGGCAAGGGTTGCATTAGAGGCTGTAAAGCTGGTAGCTGGGGCATTCTCCATGTCACCATCGGTGATTAGAGTTAGCGGGAAATAGTAAGGATTCTCTAGGTTTCCTAAGATTTCATCTATGAGGAATTCTATGTAATTTGGGTGATACTTGTAGTGCAATTCATAGTCCATCGCCGTAAGCAAGGCTGCACTAAACGCTGGGGCAATGGTAAGAGTGCTGTTACTTCCAGAGAAAGATGTATTGGTCACACGAGCAACGGTTCCCACCGCTGGGCCAGATGCTCCAACTTCCGTAATCAATACCCATGCACCCCTGTAGTCCTCAGTCTGTCCTGCTGGAGCCAACACACTGTCAATCAGAGTCGTGGTATCACTGGCTGTGGTTGTGGTAGCGGAGACAATGGGGTGCCTAGGCTTATAGAACTTCTTGATGATGTTCTGTCTTAGTGCTTTTCTTGTTACGGTTGGGTAATTACTCATTGTATCTATCTAGCTCTGTCGCAGAATAGTTTGCCATACTTTACTCCACCAGGACTTCTTGACTACCTTGCAGTAAGTGCAGTCTGTCCCCTTGACTTTCATCTTGTGACATTTCCCGCAAAAGTTGTACCGCATTGGGCCTCCAGGGATTGGTCACTACTTCATCATCTTCTTTCGGTGCTTCTTCATCTCTGCATCTGACATCATCATACCGTTTGGCATCTTGTGCGTGCCATTCTTGTTAGCTTTCTTCTTTTTCTTTGGCATTACTATGTCCCTTTCATGTGAATGTAGGCGCCGTCGGTGTCCCAAGCTAACCATTTATCTAAGGCATCTTTAACTTTAGGTGAGTAGGGAGCTAGTTGTTTTGCCAAACAGACTGCATTCAATCTACTATCAACCTGCCATTGGAGAACTGGACGTATCTCGGAGTTATACTGAATGTTAGAAACAGATACCGAACCAGCGTTAGTACATCGTAAAGCCGCTGAAATAGGCTCTGGGTTCACGATAGATTGGCTTATCCTAAGAACCAAGCTTGTTGTGTTCTTTGAGCCTCCCCTATTATGATAAACATTAGCATTCCCATCAGCCTCTAGAAAGGCCCCTAACCAAGCGCATTCAACTGGAGTCATCTGAGGAACTGTCAGTGGTGTTCTAGACTTAGCCATTACGAAATTTCTCCTTAAGTTGAATGTACGTACCTTCGCTGTCCCAAAATAAATGACCCGCAACAAACGCCATGAAGTCAGCCCACACCATGAATGGTATAGACCAATACCCGAAGTATATAGTTAGTAGCATCTGTCCAGTAAAGAAGGCAGTCGTAACACCACCTGTTATTAGAGCGCCCCATATTCGATGTCTCTCTGTCCAGTCACGAATTTCGTATGTCCAGGGGCGACCAGATGTGTGAATCCAAAAGAATCTGTAGAATCTTCGCACTGCTTCTATCATTACTTCTTGGCTTTCTTTCCCGTGGGCTTCCATCCGTGCTCAACTGCTCGGAGCAAACGTGCTTGAGACTTGGCCTTTTTCTTGCTAGTCTTCTTAGCCTTCACTCCATGCGGGGTGCTGACTCTGTATCCTCCCTTGACTTTAGTTATCTTCTCTGGCACGCCCCACGTCCAGTCTACCCTTCAACCATGCAAAGAATACGTTACTGACTTCAGTGCTTCGGTCAATAGACTTAGTAAGCTTATCGAGAACCTCAGTATTATGGTCGAGATGATTTCCAACAATCCTGTACATCAAGTACATCCCTACGATACCTACAGGGATTGCACCCAATGCGGTGATTATCTCTACATTCATGCTCTCTCTACTCTCATCTCTGCCAACTCCTTTTTGAGACGGAGGACATGGGCGCGTAATTCATCCTCCCGTAATCTACGTACCAGTTGTTTGCCTTGTAACATCTTCCGAACTCGTCTACGCTGGAAGAAACCAAAGATACTCTTAGAGGTCAATCGCTCTATCAGTTCCGCCTGAGCCTGAGTAATATTCTCTAAATTTTGTAGTATGTTAATGTCCACAATCCTCTCCCTAGCATATGATTACCTGCGAGTACGGAAAGCCCGCAGGCGGGGCAGCGGTGACGGTGCCAATCCATAATCTCCGCGCTCGGTAGAAGTGGGGGCGGCGATAGACGTGCATTACAACTCCTCTATGTAGACCGTGCCTGAGAACGTGGTCGTGGCAGCGACAGCGGTGGTGAGCCTGACGCAAATCGCCTCACCCGCAAGGGCACGGACTCGCATCTCTGGCGTCGGTAGATAAACCCAGCCTGAGCGGTTGTTGAATGTCTCAGAGTGGATGTCAATGATAGTTCCACTTGATGTCGCTACCACATCGGCCACCGTAACCCCTGATACACCGGCGGCGGTATCGTTGGTGTCGAGTGGGCTTATCACTGCCGTTGTCCCACCAGTGGCGTCGGTTACTGTGGCAGGAAGCCGGAGAATCTGTATCGTTAACATCTGCTCATTGGCGTCCTGGTCGAGTGTCGTCTGCCCTACATAGCCCGCATGAATGCGGATGGGTTTGTTGGTCGCGGGCTTCAACTCCCAGAAGTCCACGTTCCCATCCGCCGCCGTAACTGATACGTCCGCGAACTCACATACGTACATCCGTCCCATAATTTCCTCCTTTACATTCTCAGTAGTGTATTAATCCGACGCGGGATGGCTAGACTGACCGCAGCCGCAGCCGGTGGGTCTTCCCAAAGAGGGTCTCCAGGTGGGGTTGGCGTATCGGCAGGAGCATCGATATAGTCCCCAATGGGGATGGCATAGAACTCCCCCATCTCCTCGGTGTTCCGCGACTTCAGACC